GAGGAGGAGTGGCAGATGGAGCAGGTTGTTGAACAGGTTGTGGAGATTGTTGTCCCTCTTGTTCATATTTCAAACCATTAAATCCTTCAGTAAATGGTAAACTGCCTTGTTTATATCCAACTAAATTAGGATCCATATCAGGATCGTTGTGTTGTACCAATCCATTTTCATCTGTGTATGTTGAACCTAATTCAATAGCTTGTGCTGGAGTTCCATAAGATGGTTGACTATACATTTGATTTTCTAATTTATATCCAGTGCTTCTTTTTACTGGTTTAGCTAACTTATATCCCAATTGTGTATAAGTATCTGGTCTTGCTCCTCTTCTAGAAAAAGCGAATGGCGTTCTAGCAGCATCACCGCCTACAGAAACAGGACCAGAAGCAACTGGGCCAGTACCAGTAGTACTAGCTTCGTTTTTAGCTCTTAATTTGCTTAAGAGTAACTTAATCTTCTTTTTTAGATGGGGTTTCATTCTTTAACTTTTCGATTTCTTCAACTAATTCGTAAGCGTTTAACAATGAAGTTAATTGATTTTCTTTTACTACACCAATAACACTTTTGTTGGAAAACTGATTAACAACTTCTGTAATTTTAATCTTTACTATATCGGAATTAATTGTTTGAAGATTATCCTTTAGAATGAGACTAACTCTCTTGTATTCTTCATTAACAAACTTAGTAAATTTGCTTGAATTACTAATATTTGTGATGTACTCTTTAAGTAGTTTCTTTTGTGCTGGTAACAAATTACTATACTTAGTATTAAAATTTTCAATCAAGAATTTATAAGCTAACAATCTTACTTCTGCACTTTGACTTCCATAAACATCCAAGCTTTCCTCGCTGCTCTTCTTTTCTTTAATTAAATTTTCAACGACGTATTCTCTAGATTCTAGTAACTCTTCAACATTAAACTTGACTTCTTGATCAGCTTGATTTTCAAATAGTTTATATACAGATGCGTATAATTTATAATTTGGAATTTTGTTCTTTAAAAATTCATCAATATTATACTTTTCTTTTATCTCTTTAATAATACTATACTTTTGTTTATTCAACTCACGTTCGTCTAATTTTGATCGTGTCTGTAGTACTACATTTAAAATACGTTCGGCAGAATTTGCATCCTTACTGGATTGTTGAAGTATGAAATTGTATAGTTGTGCTTCTTTACCAAGTTCTTTACTTTCGTGGAAGTATTTAAACATTAAATTTTTAGTAAACGATTCATCTCTACCCGCCAAAATATCCGCAGTTATTTGGCGTGTAAGAAGCTCAAACAATATTCCAGCATTCTTGAATTTTGAATGTTTTGCTTTCTTGTGCATATTATTATTATTTATAAATATAGATCAACTATGTAAATATATAGGAATTGTGTTATTCTTTTATATTTATTTCGTCCATATAAGATTTTTCCTCACCTTCTCTCAAAATTTTCTTTTCATCCTCAACTGTATTTAACAAATCACTCAGACCTTTTAACGACTCTAATGATAATGGAGATTTGTTTTTGTATTTATGTGTTACGGATAAATCAGACTTTCTATTATTTTCCAAACCACCTAATGAGTCTTCTCCGAATGGATATTTACTAGCATCCTTTCTTCCAGTTTGATCTCTTTCCGCTAATTTTGCTGGCGGCTCACTAGGTTTGCTTTGTTTATCAGATGGCTTGCTCTCACTGGGTGGTTTTTCTGTTGGAGGCGTTGTATCGGCTGCTTCTGTGTCAGCGGATCCATCTGCTGGACCGGCCCCAGCGTCTCCATCACCTTCGTCTTTAGATTGTAAGAATTTAATTGCTGGATCGTTACCCTCTTCTTCGATCTGTTTAAATCTATATGTGCCCTTAGCATCATCAACCAATTGCTTTTGCAAATCAATCATGTCTTGGTCACTTAAACCAAATACATTTTCATAAATCCACTTTTTACTAAAAAATTTATTTTCTTGCATGTCTTTGGAGACTTCAACTTTGCTCTTCCAAACATCGATCTTTTCTTTTTCAAAGATTGTAGATGGATTTGTCAATTCTAGTGTAAAGTCTACTAAAGATTCATCACGGTATCCTTGTGAATATAAATGAATGACAGCGATCTTATTCAGTTCACTAACAATAATTCTTTGAATACGTTGAATTGTACGTGCAAAACGAATATCTTCAGCCGCAAGAGTAGCTTTACCGCTCAAAGATTCATCATAACCCAAGAATGCTTTTGGAATCTTGAGGGCAGCCATCATCTTATTACGAAGATATTCAATATCGTCTGTACCGGTCCATTCAAGACCTGGTAAATTATCAATACTAGTACCACTATCACTTCCACGAACTGGCAAGAAAAAGTCTTCAACCATGTTTTGTAGGTTGAAACGTAAATTGTAATCGCCTGTTTGTTGATCCAAATATGGAGTCTTTTTCATTTGGGTCATTATTCGTTCCATATGATTATCAACTTCATTTGGAGGAATATTACCAATATCAACTTTGAAAATTCTCTTTTCTGGAGCACGCATGATACGATGAATTAACATTGCATCTTCCATCAAACTTAATTGTTTCCAAACACGACGAGCGCCTTCCAACATACTCTTGCCATATGGCAAGAAATTGCTATCACTCAATAATCTAAAATGTGCAATTTGGTAGTTTTCTAAATCTTCTAACTTATTTCCATATGGAAGATTAACTTGGAATTTAACAAAGTTTTTATTAGTTATATGTGCATTTTCAACGCGGGTAACATAATAGGTACTCAATGGTTCAACCATATATACGCCGTATTCTGGACTAATGTGTAAACGAAGATAAAAATCTCCATACTTAACCATACAACGTGTCCAACTCCACAAGTTGAATTCAATGTTTAGAATATCATAGAATAAGTTATGAAGAATATTCTTGATTTCGTCATTGGTAGATTTAATCTGTAAAATATCACCCATTTCATTTCTGGTTGTACATTCATCTGCATAAATGTCAAGTGCGGATGCAAGAATTGGATCCATATCCATGGTATCATAATCACGAAATAGTTCTACGCGACTACTTTGATATGATAGGTTGAAATCTCTTGTATATTGATTATATGATGTAGTACGTAATCTATTAAAACGATCTCTTAAACTATTGCGATCTGTAGCATACTGAATTTCATCGGTATCAATTACCTTTAATTTTTTACCGCCGATATTACGAACAATTACATCGTTTGAAAACAAACGTTTCAAACGTGCAAATAATGAACGATTTCTTAATTCCTGAAATGATTGATCTGCCATATATTATTCTATTATATAAGTATTTACAATAACCAAGTTAAACTTTCTTTTTTATCGTTTACTGTAAATTCCATGGTTTTGTGATGGTCCGCAATAGGACTTACATCTTTCTGAACAGTAACCGGACTAGTTACTTTTGATATCTTAGAAATCATAGCTTTGTTATAAGCGATTTGATCATTTCTAAGCCTCAATGCGGTTTCTCGCACCCACAATCCAATGCCTATAGACATAACCAAATCGTCATTATAACCCCGCATCGCTTCTGCTTTTGGACCATTCCAAATAAACACGTTCAATTCTTCATACAATCTTTTAGACTTCATAATTACTTGTTTTTGTCTAAAAAATAACTCCAAATTGCTTACTATTAATGGTCTATTTTTACTGGTCGTTGTAAATCCAGCTACCAATTTTTTATCTTGTGCATGTAACTTATTGCTATAAGATTTCTCTACGTCTACAATAGTAAGATCTGTTGCACTGTAAAATGTATTTTGATAGTCTCTATCTATAATCTGTTGAAGAGTTCCCCAACCTACGTTATTATTTTCTACCACTAACAAAGCATTGTTATATTCGGTAGCTACACTAACCAATAAATTGCCATAATCTTTTGTAGTTAACTGACCTTTATATTCAGCCACTTGTTCCATGGTTTCAATATCAATAACATGAAATGCACTAAAATCTCCGCCATCTCCTCTAGCACAGTCAGCAGTCAATATGTAATTTTTGGTATAATTAGGATAATCCCAAATCCATAAATCTTGATTATTACCACGTTTTTCTACAGGATCTTTTAGATACGTTTGTTTATAAAACTCAAGAACCTCTACACTAACAACTTGATTGCCAGATGTACTAAAGTCACAATCACATTCTTGCGCTGCACCTTTTACACCGGATAATTCTGTCTGTTTATCTCTCCAAGCTTGATCTCTTTCTGGATGCAAATGCCATGGTAATCTTATAGTCTTGAAATTATTCTTTCCTTCTTCAGCTTCGATCCAAGTTTTGTGGAAGAAATTGCCAACGCCATTTGGAGTACTCAATATAATAGCTCTGCCACCCGTAGACAACGTATATTGAGCAGACAACCAAATTTCTTCGATACCATCAATAAACGCAGCTTCGTCAATGATTAGTAACGATAGTGCAGATGAACGACCTGCTGTGCCGGCAGATGATACTGCTTTGATTTGAGAACCATTCTTTAAACGTAACGACAAACGATTGTCTTCTACACAAGGTACCTTAAGCCAACTTGGTAAGTTGTCATTAGCAAAACGTACTTTGGTAACAATTTCCTTGGCGGTTTCTTGAGTAATACTAATACAAAGAATATTCTTATCGTTATGAAACGTCATTAACCACAAACTATAAGCCGCAGTAAGAGTACTAATACCCATCTGACGACTCTTAAGAACAATGTTTAATTGATTATCAACGAAGTCTTGTAAAGCGTCTTCTTGAAATGGATACAATTCAAATCCAACAGTACCTCTAATAGGATGTTGAATCTTGACATATTTTTTCATGAAGTATATAGGATCTTCTATACACTTCTTATACTCACTTTTTATTATTTCTCTGAGATTTGGCTGACTCATACTTTTCTTCGTACTCTTTTATTTTAACATTAATCTCTGCCAAACCTACATTGATTTTAACTAAATCATTGGTTACATCTTCAAGAATTTTAGTATAATCTTGAACACCTTCCCATCGTTCAAATGAACCATCTTCTTCTAAGAATTCAACTGGTTTGCCTTGATTTTTTTGACAGAACGTTTGACTTTCTTCAAACTTTCTTTTATAGTCCTCTAAAATACTACGTTCGTTTTTAAGATCTTGTAGTTCGTTATATACTTCAAACATTCCCATCATTTTTAGTTCAGTTTGAAAATTGATAAAACAATCATAACAATATCCTGTTTTTGGCCACACACGATCATCCAAATAGTTACCCCAACGAACATCCATATTACAACATTTACAACGTTGTTCATTGATAATGGTAGCACGTTTTGAAATTCTTCGTTTGCTTCCATTTTTCCAAACCCATTTTCTACCTTGACCGTCCTCCCATTCTTCACCTTCTTTGCGTTTATTGTTCTCCAAATTGGCATCATAGCCAACTTGTACGAATGGACGTTCGCCCGATAAGTAATCTTTTACAATTGATAAATTGCTTTTACCTGATGCTTTCTTCATAACAAATATGTATTTAATTTATTTCTTAAACTTACTGCCGAGACCTTTTATAATAAAACTTCCTGTAATTTTAAATGGATTACCATAAATACTTGAGTCTCTTACAACTATACCTTCGTGTTTTTCTAAGTCTCCAATTTCACTGGTAGCATTTTTTAATATTTCATCTCCCAATTTAATTGTGGTTAAATAAACAATAGTATCATTAACTATTTTATTTACATCTTGACCTGGAAAATCTTGACTGATATTCTTACTATCTACCGCTTTTAAAAATTGTTCACGGGTAATAAGAGGAGTTTTAAACTTTAATCCTTTTAACCAATCTTTCAAAGACTTAGTTACAGCTTCGCCAGTGGGATACAATGTAACTTGTTGCGTCAAAACGCTTGCTAGTTTTGGTTCTGATTTGAAAGTAGTGTCAATGCTACCCAATACCTTAAAACCACTCTTCATAGCAACCTTATTTAATTTGTTTATATAAGACTGCATTGCGGTTTTATCATATGGTATTTCAACAGCTTCTCTTGATTTAACACTTCCGTCTTTACCAAATGTTTTTGGTTTAATTTCTTTTAATCCGTGGATAGCTAAAAAGTTTCCAATTTCACCATATCCCAACACATTTGTTTGTCCCTCTACATATTCAATGTTGAATAGTATATTAGGATTATCTAGTAACCCAAGCGTTTTCAATTCAGATTGCGTAGACGGAACTGCAGCGTCAAAAATATTAATAACTTTAGCACCTATATTAACAAATCCGTGACCAGCCCCAAATCTTGTCTCCAAATCTTCAGGCCTCATTCCTTTGATATCAAGTGGTTTTGCTGATCCACGATCCATTACAAATTGACCGTTTACCATACGGATACTTGCATTAACACCGTCAATCTTTACACTACCGGCGCCTTGCTTCAGAGACTTTACTGCTTTCGCAAATACATCTACCAATTTAGCGCCAGTATTTACAAAATCAAATGGATGTGCCATATGACCTCCGGCACCACCTTCTTGTATTACTTCACTTAAAATGTTATTTAGTCTTATCATATGGTTTTAAAAATGTTTTATCAAATACAGTAATTGCTTTTTTGTAAGAACTCTTAGTTTCGTCTAAACTATTATCAGTAAATTGCCAATTCCAAAATAATTGGTCTGGTGTTTTGAATCCAAAAAACTGAAGTACTTCTTTTTGTGTTTGTGTAACATCTTTGCCATTCCAATTTTGTCCAGTTGCAATGAATCCTGAATCTATATCTTTTACTATATTGCTTTCACCCAAAGTAGAATGTCGGTTCTCAATCCAAGTCAATCTTTCAATTAATTTCTGATAAAAACCATTAGCTTGTCCCCATCTTACACTAGCAAAAAATAAAACAACATCGCTTTCAAATAATTCTTTACTTATTTTCCACAATTCATCGCTTTTATTATTTATACTAGCCCAACAACGATGTTCTCCTGTTGGGTTTTTTTCTTTATCTTTTAAAGATGAATCTTTTGTACCACAATGATTTCCCCATTTTGACGATACATTGCCCTCACACGGAACTATATTTAATTTGGTAGTATCTATCAATGATACTTTTTCTTTACCTAATAATTCTTGCATTTTAATTGCTAATTGTGTACTCTTAGCAATATCGTCTTTGTGACCACTCCATCTATTACTGGTAGTTAACAATAGTACTTTGTTCTTGGTACGTAAATAATCTATAGTCTTCTTGTATTTACGAGCATAAAGATCCATATCTTGCTCGCTTTGAGGAAGTTTGGCTTCTAATAATAAATCGTTTAAACTAATCATTTTGATAATTGGTATAAAATTATTTGTTTGTTTTTTTAACGCAGTTGGGATATTTTTTACCAAACAATGTTTTCATACCTTTTTGCGTATATCCCTTCCAACATTTCTCTTCTATATTATTTTCAACCACTCCATATCCAGAACCATATGGAGATGATTTACCAGATTCTGGATTGGATGTTTCTTTATTTAATTTTATTGTTTTTGCTTTTGAGGCCTCTTTACGTTGTATAGCATAGTCTAAAGCACTTTTCAATCTGCTTTTAACATTTGGATCTTTAGCATT